TGCCTCGTTGGTGGCTGGTACATGTCTAGGTGGTTACTTAAAACCCGCTGGGGATGCAAGCACATACCGGCAAGAACTGAAAGACATTGATATGGGCTCGACCTACCTTCTTGAGGCCTGGAGGGGGCCAGGGTCATCATTCAGCGCGTAGCACCCGGGGGTACTATTGTTCGTTAAATTATATTCATGTTTAATATTGTAAACTAAGTAAACTAAAATAATGATAAAAAAAAATTGATAAATAGTCATATATATAAAATAATAATATAAAAAATATAAAATTAAGGAGTTTTGTTTTTATTTGCTAACCAAGGATCTTCTTCGGTGAGAGCACGTTCGAGGTCACTTGCACCGCCTGGTGCAGGTTCCTCTGAAATAACAGAACAAGGTTCATCATCCGATATTTTCTTTGTTTCCGGTTCTGGTTCTGGCGCGACAGGGTCTTCAACAGATGGTTCATCACAAGGAGTTTCAGAAACATTGTCAAGTTTTTCTTGTGCTTTCTTTTCTTTTTCAGAACGGACACGTTCTTCTTGTGCCGAGCGAATTTTATCTCTTTTTTGTTCTTCATAGAAAATATCTTTATTAACGTTATTTTCTTTATACTTGGTCATCAACTCCTGTAGTTGAGAATCGCCAAAAGTTTCATCTTCAATTTTATCAGCATTGGGATTCCATGGTAGCCAGTAACCTACTTGTCCTACGAACACATGGAAATTACTATCGCTTTTATGAAGTTTGCTTGCTCTGTGTTCAGCCTCCTGTTTTGACTGATAACAACCGCGAACCTTAATACCACGGACTGAAGTTTTGAATTCATTACGCTCATCGTATTCTTTTTGAAGGGAATCCTCATGTTTATAAGTGAAATCTTTATATTGTGCCATTACTTTATCGAATTCCATATCTTGTGATTTGCAGATACTTTGTAAAAATTTACTTACATTGAATGAACCCCTATCTTCAATAACATCCTCAGGAGAGACGAATGAAAGGCACACATAGTTTTGTCCATTAATGGGAGAGTCAATATCAAGATAATCAGTTTCAGTTGCCATATTTATATATATAAATATATATTTTTCTTTAAGTAATTTAATAATAAAATAAAAAAAATAAATTATAAATATATAAATGAATTTAAATATAGATAATTTAATAAAATATTGTATATTGTTTTCTGTGGTAACATTTTCAACATTTTTCATACCCAATTGTAGCATAATGAATCAACATGCGATATATATAGGTTTACTGGCTTCGTGTACATTTGTATTATTAGACAAATATTATCCAAGTATAGTTATAAAAAAAGAAGATCATATTTAAATAGATGGAATATATTCCCATTTTAAATCTTTACAGATTTTTTTCCAAATTTTATCTTGTTCTCTAAGTTTTTCTCTTGATTTTAATAAAGGGAAATGAATTAAGAGAGAATCAAATTCTAATAATTCACAAAATTTATTTAAAACATAATTATAGGATAAGAAGTTTTTTCTGTCAGGGGGACAATTGTTATGGAAAGGTGTCTGAATATCTTTAAACATAATGCGTAATTGTTCTTCTGTTTTTCTGGGAAGAATAGGAGTTTGTATACCTGTAATCATATTAATAATATGAGGAATATGTTCATAATATTTATTAAATTTTAGTGTTTTTAAGGTATCTTTTAATATTTTTTGGGTAGTGTTCTCAATTTTAAAGTTTTTATCTTTTTTGAGGTGTTTTAAAATAGATTCATAAATATGTGCCGGAATATCTGTAGTTTCCTTGGACTGAAAAGTACTCAAATGTTCATTGAAATGATTAATTCTTTTATAGCAAAAATAAGTAGATTCTCTAATTGGATCCTTATATGAATTACCATCTAGATTGGCGCATATTTTTTCAGTATACCCACATTTTCCGCATACGATTTCAGATGATACAAAAGATAAAGTTAATTTTTTATTACAATTCTTACAAATATTTATATCGCCGAGCATAAAGTCATTAACATATTCATCATTAATATTTGCCATGTATTTATTAATTATATTATCATAATTATCTGATTTGTTTTCATTAATATTTTCATTATTATTTTCATTATTATTTTCGTTAATAATAAAATCTAAAACTGTTTTTTTTTTAACATCGTTTTTGGACATGCCATTTAGATCATTTAAATTATCTGAATATTTAGAATCATTATCATAATAATCAGATAATAATAATCCATTATCTAGATAATAATCAATATGTTCATCTGCATTATATTTATTATATTGATTTTTTAAATCTAATAATTTGTTTTGCATGATAATATTTTCATTTAAATCTTCTTCCGAGTGAATTTTTTTTTTTAATAAAGTAATATTATTTTCTAATGTTTCTTGTAGTGTTAGATTATCTTTTATATTGTTTATTTTATTATTATGAATAGAATCCACAGTAATTCTTAAATCTGCCTTAATTTTTTTGAGAGGCTTATCTTTGATTGCCGAAGTCATTTAAAATGATTAATATATAAAAAAACTATATATAAATCTTTAAATATAACTATTATATCATTTAAGTTTTAAGGATCTTTTAATTTTATTAATATGTTGTGAATTAAATAGTGCTTTGCCTGATTCAATATCGGAAATGGTTTGAACGGGGAGATTGATAGTGGATGCCAATTGTTTTTGTGTTAATGATTTATAACACCGAGCTTTCATAATTTCTTGTCTCAGTTCTACTGATATCTTCTTTTGTTTTAAATCACCACCTTCTGCTTTTTTTTCAACAGATATTATTTTTAGAGAATCGTTATTAACTTTTTTAGTAGCATTTTTGATATTATCTTTAGGTTTTTTAATAATAATAGTTTTAAAATCTTGGTGATTATCTAATGTATCAAAATGATTTTCCATAATTTATATTAATAATAAATAATTTAATTTATCAAATTTAATCCACTTCGTCAATAGTTGGTCCTGGTGGAGTATCAGTTGTTGTAGGCATACCACCACCCATATCAGGCATACCACCCATATCAGGCATACCACCACCCATATCAGGCATACCACCCATATCAGGCATACCTTCACCTTGAGGCATTAATTTAGTCATAATGGGTTGTAATGTATCTTGAAGATGTTTATGTTTTTCATCAATTTCTTCTTTATTACAAGAGTCTTTATTAATTGAGAACCATGTATCAGCTTCCTCATATGTTGTTTGAACAGTTTCTTTATCTTCATCACTGAGTTTATCTGCAAAATCCTTATTATCTAGGGAAGATTTAGTTTGATATAGTAGTGCTTCAAATAGATTCATTGAGTCGAGTTTTTCTTTTAGCTTATCATCTTCTTCTTTGAATTGTTCGCCTTCTTGGACCATTCTTTCAATATCTTCTTAGACAATCTATTACCATCATTTTTAATAGTAATATCTTGTGATTTACCAGTACCTTTTTCTACGGCGGATACAGTCATAATTCCATTGGCATCAATATCAAATGATACTTCAACTTGTGGGACACCTCTGGGTGCTGGCGGAATCCCATCAAGTAAGAAATTGCCTAATAAATTACAATCTTTAGTCATGGCGCGTTCACCTTCAAAAACCTGAATATTTACACCAGGTTGATTATCTTCATATGTGCTGAATGTTTGTGATTTTTTAGTGGGAATGGTTGTATTTCTTTCAATAATTTTAGTCATGGCGCCGCCTGCTGTTTCGAGACCTAATGATAATGGAGCAACATCTAGTAATAATAAATCTTTTGTTTTATCATCTTCGTCCTTATCAGTGCGTGTTAAAATATGTGCTTGTACCGAAGCACCATAAGCGACTGCCTCGTCAGGATTAATAGATTTACATAATTCTTTATTATTGAAGAATTCAGATAGCAATTGTTGTACTTTGGGAATGCGCGTGGATCCACCAACTAATACAATTTCATGAATATCTGCTTTGGATATTTTAGAATCTCTTAAACACTTTTGAACAGGATCCATTGATTTATTAAATAGATGCATACAAAGTGATTCGAATTTTGCGCGAGTAATACTACTAAAAAAATCAATTCCTTCATAAAGGGAATCTAATTCAATAGAAGCGGTAGCTGCTGAAGATAATGTTCTTTTGGCGCGTTCGCATGCTGTTTTAAGTCGTCTTACTGCTTTTTTAGATTCCATTAAATCTAATTTATTTTTTCTTTTAAATTCGGTGACGAAGTGTTGTACTAGCAGATTATCAAAGTCCTCGCCGCCCAGATGAGTATCTCCTGCAGTTGCCTTGACTTCAAAAATTCCATCATCTATAGATAAAATACTTACATCAAATGTACCACCACCCATATCAAAAATCAGTACATTTTGTTCTTGTGAACCTTTATTGTCCAATCCATATGCAATGGCGGCAGCCGTTGGTTCATTAATAATACGTAATACATTAAGACCTGCTATAGCTCCGGCGTCCTTAGTAGAATTCCTTTGTGAATCATTAAAATAAGCAGGAACAGTTATTACAGCATCTGTGACTTTCTCTCCTAAATATGATTCAGCAATTTCCTTCATATATACTAACACCATTGACGAAATTTCCTCCGGTTTGTAAGATTTATCCTCTTTTTTATATTTTACATTAATATTGACTCTATTATCTTTCTCGGATAATTTGAAGGGAAATAGTTTAAGTTCTTGCTGGACTACTGGATCATTATAATCCCGACCAATAAGTCTTTTGGCATCATATACTGTATTTTCTGGGTTCATACTGCCTTGGTTTTTAGCAGAATCGCCAATCATTCGTTCAGTATCATTAAATGCAACATAACTAGGAGTAGTTCTATTACCTTGATCATTTGCTATAATTTCACACCGATTATCTTTCCACACAGCACAACACGAATACGTAGTTCCAAGATCAATTCCAATTGCTACCATAATATTATATTTAATGAATATTGAATTACTTTTAAATAATTTAAAATTTGATTTAAAAATATAAATCATATATAATATATAATATATGGTATATACTGGGGATAATATAAATAATATATGGAATAATGATGATATAAAAATAAAATTAAATGAAAATAATCCAAAAAGAAAAAATACAAAAACATATGATAATTATGAAAAATATAAGTTAGTAAATACAATCGGACAATTTAAATCACACGGCGGTAACAAACAAGATTTTAAAAATATTATTAATACTGGACATTTGACAATAATAGATGATATAGATATACCAGATACTAATTCAGAAAAATCATTAACTTTTGATATAGTTGATGATACTATAAATGATAATGATACTATAAATGATAATGATACTATAAATGATAATGATACTATAAATGATAATGATACTATAAATGATAATGATACTATAAATGATAATGATA